TTAAACCAATACGAAGACCAACCATACGAGCAAGACGAACAAGAAGAATACCAATATGAATATCAAGAAGACGAACAAGAAGATGTTTGTTTGGCATGTGGACATTATAATGTTGATGGTGGTATCTGCTACTATTGCCGGGTAGAACGTTTTTAATTTAATCTAATATTCCAATCAATAAAGTTATAATACCGAAAGGTATTACAACATGCTAATCGTAAGTGTCGAGTTATACTCACTTTCTCAAACGGCTTTCAAACGGAAAAAATTGAGTTATTAAAAAATAGGGAAGAAAAATCAGGTCCATCCATGAATAACTATCAGAATCATTCTATGACTATTGAACAAGCTATGATATTCCAACAAGAAATAGCTATGAAAGAAGTAGTGAAATATTTGAGAGAACAAGAAGCTCGAGAAGCGGGAGAAAGAGAGGCCCGTGAACGAGTCTTGAGGGAACATCAAGCTCAAGAAAGGAAACAACAAGAAGCCCGTGAACAAGTCTTACGGCAACGGGAAATTCTTGAACGTGGATATCAAGAAGCCCGTGAACAAACTATGAGAGAATGGAAGGAACGAGCACAAAGGGAAGAAGAAGAACTTGAATGTGAAATAATGGAAGAAGAAGAACTGGACCAAAGAAGAAGAGAAATTGAAGCACGAACAAGGAGAGAAGAAGAAGAAAAGATGAAACTGGAATTAGAAGAACAAGCAAGGAGAGAAAAAGAAATGAAACTTGAAGCAGAAATAACGTTTCTACTGAGAATAGAACAAGAAATGAAACAAGAAGTTGAACTGGAGCAAGAGGAGATGAATGAACAAATCAACATACAAGAAGAACTCGAAGAAGCTATCGCTGAAGAAGGACTTGATTACAAATTGCAAATTATTGATTTACAAGCAATGGTATTTCGAATGCAACGACAGATTGAAAAGCAGTCCTATATTATTTCGTCTTTAAGAAATTATATAATGTAATAAAATTTTATATGTATAACATATAAAATTCAGATGAAGTTGAGTTCAGTAATTAAACATGAGAACTTATATTGTAGTTACTATCAGTTTTCAGTAGTTAGTTTCACCTCTTATCAGTTTTCGATTTCACCTACCAAACCAAAAAAAAATTGAGTTATTAAAAAATAGGGAAGAAAAGTCAGTGTCCATGTCAAACGAAACCAAGCAAAATAATATGATTATTGGAGAGGTTAATATGACTAATCAATCGGCTACTCCTATTATGGATGCGTTGTTGGCTCGAATTGCCAACGCATCAAAGGATGCACCAAATGTGTTGGCTCGAATTACAAATGCATCAAAGGATGTACCAAAGTCTAAACCACCCCAGAAGATAAAAAAGATACAGAAGAATGTTCTTTCTATTCTCCCTTCTGTTTTTCCCGATATGGATTGTGACATATGCGGTGATGAATACACCATGAAAAATAGTATTACTTGCCCTTTCTGTAAATTTAGATGTTGCAAAAAGTGCTTTGATACTTATTTGATGACTACTCCTGGAGATACCAATTGCATGAGTTGTAAGCAGGTCTATGACCTAGATACAGTTTGGAAACTGTGCAATAAGACCACTTACAAGAAATACACGGACTACAGGTTTGAACAGCTAGTACAAAAGGAGAAATCATTATTCCAAGAAAGTTTAATCGAGATTGAGCAAGATAATCTCGTAAAAAAGTCGACAAGGATTATGGGTTTACAGCTGAAATTTATCTTATTTCAAGGCATGATGGAGAAGATGCAAAACACTGTGTTGGACATGCACAATATTGACCAAGAAATTACCAAGAATATGCTTTCTTCTATTGGGTTATCATTTGAAGTGATGAAAAATATGCGGATTAATCAAGATATGAAGGAAGTTCGAAAGGAAGTAGATTTGGTTTACCTAAATGCTCGAAATGAGATGACTGGAGAACAAAAGAAGGAAGAACTGAAAAAGAATACATTTATCAAGCATTGTTCAGTTTCAAATTGTAAGGGTACTCTCAATAATAGATGGTATTGCCGTTTATGTGAGACACCCCATTGCAATAAGTGTGGAGAGCTCAAGACCAAGACTACAACTACTCGAGAAAACGACGGTGAAAGAAAAGACGGCGATGAAGGAGAAGCAGGGGCTGAAGCAGGGGAAGACGGACATGTTTGTGACCCTAATTTAGTTCAAAATCTCGAGGAAATCAAGAAGAATAGCAAGCCTTGTCCAAAGTGTGGAGTTGCTATATTTAAGACAGAGGGATGTGACCAGATGTTCTGTATAGTCTGTCATACGGCCTTTAGTTGGACTACTTTGAACATCGAGACCGGAAGAATTCACAATCCTCACTATTACGAGATTTTGAGGAAAAATGATAAAATCAGGAGAGAGGAAGGAGATATTAGACCCTGTGATGAACTGATAACATGGAGTCCAATTTTTGCTTTTGTCGAAGGTCATTTACCCAAGGAAGATAGGAAAAAGTTTGAAGATACTTTCAGGTTTGTAATGGAACTACAAGAAGAGTATAATCCGGTACATTATACTTTTACTAACCGAACATTTGCAGAGCTCAGGAAAAAATTCATCAACAATAATATTACCGAAACAGACTACAGACGACTTATGAAATTGAAACACAACAAATATGTTAAGAAGCTCGAAATCTGCCAAGTTTTGAACATCACCAAAATCGCCTTATCAGAGGAACTGAAGAAAGTCATCAGGACTGAAAACGGCGCGTTTATGACGAGGCTTACACCGAGAGATTATATCGAGACTACTCTTCTCTCATATCAACATAATGTAGAGCAAGTAATCAACAATACAAACAATATTTTGTCAGAGATTGGAGAAAAATATGCATCTCGACAACGTGTTTATTTTGATAACAAAAAGAACGTTTGGAATGTTTCGAAGGCGATTTAAATGGTTATATTCAAGTATAGTTCAAGTATAATAAATTGTAATACCATATGTATCATATGGCATTATTGTCAAGTTCAAATCAAATTGAAATTCTCTCAATTTAATTTTAATCTTTAAGATGTCACTTATTAAAAAAGTAGATGAATACATTATGACTATTATCGATAATAGCTCTAGCATCTCTGAATTCAAGAGATTATGGACCGAAAAGCAACAGGAAACACGGGGTATATTAGAAGAGAGTAATGATTCTAAAGAAAAGATTAGAGGAAAGAAAATGGATACTAAAGTTACGCTCGAAAAACAAAGAAAAAACGAGCTTATACAATTTTGTAAAAGTAATAATATCAAATCTTATTCAGGATTAAATAAGGCTGAATTGATTCGGTTAATAGAAGAATCAGGTGGTGAGTCTAAATCGGAAAACAAATTGGAACTAACACATATTCCAAAACCTATATTAAAATGGGTTGGAGGAAAGTCTCAAATTTTAAATAAACTTCTGCCTTCTTTTCCAACGGAAATCAACAATTATCACGAGATATTCGTTGGAGGAGGCAGTGTTCTTATAGCCCTACTATCATATATAAGACAAGGCATTATCAAAGTAAAAGGTGCTATCAAAGCATATGATTTAAACGAAACCCTAATATATGTCTATAAAAATATACAAACAAATCACGAAGAACTATACAGAACAATCAGAACAATCATAGATGAATATAATCTATGTACCGGTTCAATTGTAGACAGGAAATCAAAGACAATTGAAGAAGCAAAAACATCGAAAGAAAGTTATTACTACTGGATTCGAAATCAATACAATAAGAATAATGATAAAAAAACGATATTGGCTTCCTCTCAATTTATCTTTCTCAATAAAACTTGTTTCAGGGGGCTTTATAGAGAGGGAAGTAACGGATTTAATGTACCCTACGGACATTATGATAATCCCGAAATCATAAACAAGAGTCATCTAGACGAAATTCAATCTCTTATTCAACCTGTAATTTTTGAATGTTGTGATTTTGAAATATCAGTATCTACAATTAGAGATAATGATTTCGTCTATTTCGACCCTCCTTATGCACCTGAAAATTCAACATCGTTCGTATGTTATAATAAGACTGGATTCAATATTGAAAATCATAATAAACTATTTGAACTGATTAAACGATTGAATAATAAGTTTATGATGAGCAATGCAGATGTAAGCTTAGTCAGAGAAAACTTTAGTGATACTGACTATAATATTGAATCGATATTATGTAAACGGTCTATCAACTCGAAAAATCCAAACGCGAAGGCAAATGAAGTCATTATAAAGAACTACTAATTTCAGTTATAATACAATGTGTATTATAATTAATGTAACTAAAATTGCGAATCCCGAAACAACTCAAAAGTATACTGTAAAACGATTTCTTTATGAACACAACTTTATAATTTTTAAACGTATGAACAGTTTAAAATTTGATAAGAACATGATTTGAGGAACGACCCTCTCTCATATGGCAATAGGTCAAATTTGAATTGAATTATTTAAATTTATTTTGCATTAATAAATGACAACAGAAACACTAAAAAATATTCTATATTCATTCGTAATTCTATTTATTACACTGATTATCTATACTTTTTATACAGTTTATCATGGTGAGTCAACTGTGCTTACAAAATTTTTTGCAGTTATTGCTGGTGTATCCGCAATAGCAGTTTCTATTAATCTTATTGTTAATACATATGTTCAAATGAGAGATATATATGATAGAAATCAGATGAATATGCTAAAAAATTCAGACTATTGGTCGAATATATATAAGATATGTTCTGAAAATTATCCTTATTCCAGTCGTATTTTCCAAGAGATTGCACAAAATGATTCTATATTAAAACTACCAGAAAACATATCTCCTACCAATCTAAAAAAATATGAAAATGATCCAGAATTTATTGAAAAACGTTTGGGTATAGAATTTTACATATCAGCTATGTGCGTACAAGTAATGGAAAATTTCCTCATTTTTGGAAAATATGATCAAGGTGGTTCATATCCTTGGATAGTTACTTATCTCTGGTGGTTAAGGAGTCCGGTCATAGTCAAGTATTGGAGATCGTTTAGTAGTAGTTATGGACCGAATACAATAGAATTTGTAGATAGTTTAATTGAAGTCTCACAACAAATGCCAAAAACAAAGAAAGTTGACGAACTACAGGAATTTGTTAATAAAGTTAAATTTAGTTACATAGAATAATTAAATTTTCAAGCTGAAAATGGAACTATTATAAGGTGACTAAATTGAATTTTAATAAATCGACACATGAAAAATCAGCACATATTACAATGAATCCTATTGCAAATCCCGAAACTATCCCTATGACTACAACTCGAATTGTAAAGAAACTCAGAAGTCGAGTTATTGTAGAAAACGTTTATGAAGCCAATAAAGGAACTGGAGCTGGTGGGAGTAACACCAACTTATTTGGAAAGAAGTTTGAATTCAAAACCGATAATGAAAAGAGATTGCTTTCTCATGGTTTTGTTAAGAAACACCTATCAGCAAAAAAGCAAGATTATTATCTGACAAAGACATTTGAAGATAGAGTAGTCGTTTTTGTATTGCAAAACGGCTTGAAATCATATGTAAAAAACAAGTATAATATTGAACTGTTCAGATGTCCTGATGAAGCATATATCATTGAATATAAAAACGGACAGAAAGTCATTAAAATACTCGAGAAAAAGGAACAACATGTTGAAGGCTCGGTTGAAACCAAACTTTGGAGCTGTCCATCATTAAAAGAAGAATATGAAATAGTACTTGGACCAGGCTTTGAAGTTTCTTATGGTCTGTGTTTAAATAATTTCTTAAAAAGCAAGATGACTTCAATATCAAAAAAATATGTTATTCTGAATACGATATTGAATAGACATAATATCAAGATTATGTTTGGTGATGACCCTACTTATTTCGAACAGTTGGATAATTGGATTGAGCCTAAGCATGAAGTTATCGAGAGCAAGCCTGAAGTTATCGAGAGCAAGCCTGAAGTTATCGAGAGCAAGCTTGAAGTTATCGAGACCAAGGTTGAAGTTATCGAGACCAAGGAGGATGAAGTTAAGCCTGAAGTTATTGAGAGCAAGGAGGAACCTAAGCTTGAAATTACAGAGACCAAGGAGGAACCTAAGCTTGAAGTTATCGAGACCAAGGAGGAACCTAAACTTGAAGTTAAGCTTGAAGTTATAGAGACCAAGGAGGAAGTGATTAAACAAAAGAAGAACATAAAAGTAATCAAGATTAAGAAGGAAGTTGAAACGTGTAAACAGAAGGAACCAACTGCTTATGTATTGTTTTGTCGTAAACATCGCGAAGAAGTAAAAAATGGAAATCCTCAGATGAAGGCCGTTGATATCACAAGAGAACTTGCACGATTATGGAAAATATCGAAATAGTTCAAAAAGAGATTGAAATCATAATAAAGTTCTGATACTAAAAAAGTATCACAACTAAATATAATTCATATTATAAATGAACAAGCTGAACATATATCTACTTTCGTATATAATAGTATTTATAATCTTTCAAAATGCATATTTCTCATTCATCCAGAAGCAAGGAATTAATAAAAAAATGAACGATAGAATCAAATTCAATGTTGAAAATAAAGATTTGATTGAGGAATTATTAAGAACTAGTCTAGAAGAGAAACTGAAGATGCTTAAAACGGCAACAACTCAAAATGACCCAACAAAGTTGAACTTTCAAGACTGGGTCAAATGGAATAATAAAGATCCGTTTATTAGAGAACCTTCTGATGAAAATATAAAATATTGGGTCCAAGTATGGAGATCTATACCTAATACAGACAATGAAAGTTTTCAGCTGAAAGTTTATCCAGAAGATGAATATATAGACCATACCTGGAAAGACCTCTTGAATTATAACAGTAAACAGTTTATTTCCAATCACGTCGATACTGATGAACAACTTATAAAGAAATTCTTTCTTGCTGATGAACTTCCAAACTCTGTATTTAGATTCTATTGGTATGACCCTGTTTTTTCAAAAACAGTAGATAGAAAATCCATGGTATATAAATTTGATGATGGCTTAGGAAATAAGGGGACAATCTCATCTGGATATACCATTAAAAATATAACAGAGGATTACACCTATAATCATTATAATTCAAAAGAAGGTAAGTTTCTCTATTATTCAAGCATAATTGCAACTGTAATGATTGCTATTATGATTTTCTATTCTAATCAAGTTACACCTCGATTGAGCTTGTTAAAATCTATAATATTCTTTACGATATTGATGTCCTATATTACCTACTACTTTAGTCAATATGATGAATACGGTACATTTGATACAGAAAAGTCTAAATTTGACGGTATAAATCAAGGCATACTCAGTATGTCGTTTATGACTGGTATAAGCATATTCATATTGACATCAATGAAGAACAGTCATAAGGAATACCTTTATAATGAGACTGCATTTTTATTGGTTATCGTTATGATTACCATTATTGCGAGTTTGTTTAAGAACAACTCTTATGTGACCCCAGGAGAAATCACTTCAATCCGGTCTGCTAAAGAATTTATATTTAACTACTGTCTGTGCGTGAATCTCTTCATTAATATCAACTTTGGAATAAACGTATTTTTCTAAACGAGAAAAAATTGATTTTTAAACGGAAAAGGAAGTTAAATCAGGCACAAGTATTATGAATTCATCATCAAGTATTATCAATATGATTATCTTCCGTAACTTTTACATCGACGAGAGCAAGAAGGACGAGATTGAAACTGCTCTTGACGAGTGTATTGAACATCCTCTTCATCCAAAACTGGTTAGCAAAAGTGTCGTGAGCGCTAAAGATTACAGTGTTAAAGATTTGACTCGTTTCCTGATTCAATCTTCAACTACTGACTTCAGTATAGATGAGGATGTAAATAAGTTATTTTACCAACGGAAAATCAGGTTTTATTTTATCAAGTATATGCAGTTCAAGGTCAGGGAATTCATCAATGAAACATCAAGTGATGAAAAGACATTACGTCTATCTGAATTGTACAGCATGATACTGCTTTATAGGCCAATGATAACCAATTTTGAATATGGCTTTTCATCTTGGTTCAAGACATTTATTGAACAGACTATCGAGTTTGTTACACAAGGTCTGCTTATTTCTTTTCTTTTTCTCTGTGAGTTTTGTCCTGATTTTGTGACTGATGATTGCTATCCGAAGTTCAATTGTGTAGCAAGTCATTATGTAAAACAGATTGCAACAACAGATGTGTCTTTCATTAATCTTTTTGTAAAGCATCAAAGCAAATGTGAAAAGTATATTGTTCCACAGTTGTTAAATCTATAAATCTAGTAAGTAGGAATTGAAATAATAAAGTTATAATACCATTGGTATTACAACCTGAACCGAGAGAGAATTGCATTTATCGGATATTTAGACCTGCAATTATAGATGATAAATTAATACGAACACAAGAATAGTCTGGACTACTGACAGTTCTTTCATTATATATAGGCGCATGACCTAATTCATTTTCTATAAATTCTGAATATAATCTAGCATGTAAATCACCAGCATAAATTATAATATTGTTTGTTTCTGCAGGCTGACAATCAGTTCGAAGTTTAAACTTTTTAAATACTCTTGATAAACAATATATATCCATAATCAGGGCTGATAAAAAGAAAAAATATATGTTTAAATCTTCTAAAATTGTAAGTGTTTCCTGAGGATTTACGTATGGTTGATGCAATACGAATATAGCTTGATGTATCAACTCGTTAAAATTAATTACTTGTGGTTGGGCGTACATTGGTAATAGTAAATTATGTACAATTCTCTGTCTGATTTCATCCTTATAATATGAACGAGAATATTCCTTTGCTACTTGTGGAAAAATCGAAAGTATATAATCAAACATATTTTGAGCATACATATCAACTGGAACTGGAGGAGCTGGAATAGGTGGTAGAGGTTGAGGAATTATATTTCCAAAAGCATCATACAAAACTGGTATAATAGCAGGTAAAGGAAGTAGTCCAACAGGTGATGGTGGCCAAACAAGAGGTGTATTTGGAGGAAGATGATGACGAGGAATCATTAACGTTCTTAAGAAATCAAGAGTGTTTACTTCAGTATGTATGTCTACTATGTCTTGACCCTCAATAATTTTACCTTGTCTTAAAAATCCTTGAATTCCGTAACCAATTTGTATTGGTGTTATTGATTGACCTATGCCTATATCTATATACCTAGCATCAACACTATGAAATCTTGCTAACCTACAAGCTTCGAAATTAGGTAATGTTTTTCTCGTAGAAGGAATAAAGCAATTTCTAAATTTGTTTCTAAAATTATACATTCCGTGATTAGGAGTAATAAGTTGAATATTATTACCAGTTAAGTTAAAAGTTTTGTATGAATTTCTTAAAATATTAATCATATTGAGTATATGGTTCGACCGATGGTCAATACGAAAATGGTTAGGAATAATAACAGGATGAATTCCAGGAGGAAGAAGAACATAAGGATGAGTAGCTGGAAGAGGAAGAGGAGGAAGAGGAGGAAGAGGAGGAAGACCAAGAACAGGATCATTTAATCTATCATTTATAAATATCCTGGATATATGAGTATATCCGGAATTGTGAATGGTTGGCAAACTCATCATACGCGTATCAAAAATATAGGGACGAGGATCAATACCATTATTTAACACATCTGTTACCATGTATTCCATTCTTTTTGCACCAACGTAGACGTCTATAAATTCTTCATTAATAGTAGGAACAACACTAGTAAGAGGTTGTTCTAACTCTTCTAATGAAGCTTCCATATATAAATCAAAAAATGAAGGTGTTAACTGTCGTAGTTGGTTTAACCATTCATCAAAACGTAAAGTTCGAGTACCAGGAGGAATAAAAGGGTAAGAAAGTTGAGGTGCTGGCACGGGTGGAGGTTGAGCTGGTAGGGGTTGGGCTGGTTCATTTTGCATTCCACCTATAATGGTTCCAGTAATATCACGTGGTGGAACATAAGCAGCAGGAACATGACGAGGAGGCCAACCCCCACCAGCAATACTGGAAGCACAATGACCAAATGTATCTCGATGTTGTTCACCAAATATATATACAGTTTTATTATTAAACTGATAAATCTTGATAGATATGGGTTCTTCAATATAATCTACTGCATATGTCTTTGGAACATCTAGGTTATCTAGCAGTTTAACCAGAACTTTATTATACCATAGTTTTTCTCTCAATCTAGCCTTTTCTTCCACTGTAAATCCTGCAACATGAATTGCGCTATATGTATCCATAAATAATCTTATGTTATCACTTTGCTGTTGTGTAAACCCTCTAAATGTATCTAAAAGTTCAGGGTTCATTTCGGGAATTCTAAAGACATCCATATGATGTCCTACATCTAATGTAGTTTCTTGTTGCATTTATTATTAGAAATATCTTTTTAATTAAAATAATTCTAAAATAATGGTTATTTCAATATGATTTCATATTGAAATAATAAAGTTATAATACCATTGGTATTATAACCTAAATCTTGAATTGCATTTATCGGATATTTAGACCTGCGATTCTGGACGATAAATTAATACGAACACAAGAATAGTCTGGACTACTGACGGTTCCTTCATTATAACGAGGTGCGACTAATTCATTTTCTATAAATTCTGAATATACTCCAGTATGGGCATTACCAGCATAAATTATAATATTGTTTGTTTCTGTAGGTTGACAATCAGTTCGAAGTTTAAACTTTTTAAATACTCTTGATAAACAATATGTATCCATAACAAGGGCCATTGCATAGAAAAAATATCGGGTTAACAGTCGTAAAACTCTGTCTGTTTCTGCAATATTTACTTGTGGATGAGTCAATACAAATATAGCTTCATGTATCAAATTGTTAAAATAAATAATTGGAATTGGTAGATTTGGCTCTTGATCTGCTATTAGTAACTTATTAACAATTCTCCGTCTTATTCTATTCTTATAATATGAACGAGAATATTCCTTTGCTACTTGTGGGAAATTCGAAAGCATATAATCAAACATATTTTGAGCATACATATCAGCCGGAACTGGAGGAGCTGGAATAGGTGGCAGAGCTGGAATAGGTGCATAACCAAAAAAAAAGCCAGCAGGTGGAGGTGGA